GATGGTTGGGTAGAGTCTAGCTGACTACCGAGAGTAGATGGCGCCATTATACAGTTAGTGCGGAATTGAGCGCAAAGGTCGCGCGCGGCATAGCTTTGCGAGTACTTAGTATTGGTTGCAGTTTTCAGATCATTGGTCGATACTCGTCGTCGTCGTCCAGAATCGTCGCGATCACCTTACCTAGCTTATCCCAGACGATGCTAAATTTCCCTACTGGCTTGATGATCTGCAGGTAGATCAGCTTGTCGACCATATCCTCAACGTTGAACGACAGATCGCCGATGATCAGCACGCGGTCAGAGTGAATGTCACGTTGCGCCGTGCTGCCATCTGAAAGCGACTCGGTGTACTGCCACATCGTGATAGCACCATTACTGTCGCGACTGCTGACCTTCAGCGCGCTCGCCCACACAGGCGTTATCTTCTGTAGCGCTTTGCCTTTTACAGCTGGTTCCTTCCGCTGCTTACTATCTTTGATGTGTAACAGGATGCCAGCCCAACGGCCCACCAGGCGGCGAGCGTTTGCCTTTGCAAATGCGCGCCAGAATCGGTGAGTGAAAACTTGATTACTAGCCTTCTCCCAGGCTGTTAACTCTCTCGATTTATCTGACTGCTCACCCTCAATTACCTGCGGGTTGGTCTTCCAGCAGTTCGACACCAGCTTATTCACCGCGCCGTGGGCAATACCGCCACGACGATAAAGCTTGTGCAGATCATCAAATGTCAGGTCTTCTTTGAAGCCGTATTCACACCATGCGCTCTCACGCTTAGCATCAAGCCCCATTCCCGGGTTGAATGCCATTGCGCGCGCACGGGCAAGCCTGACGTCATTCAGCGTGTGATTGACGGCTAGCGTTAATTTGTCAGTCATGGTTTGTCCGTTAGTGGGATTTATACAATAAAAAAGGCCGCTGCAGCGGCCTTAACGTCAATTGGTTTGATTATTTGAAAACGAACTTTTCGTGGAGGATGCCCATGCATCTTATGCCAAGCTCGCTACTATGAAGTGTTCCATTTAGGTAATTTTTATTGTTATCAAACAGATACTCCCAACTATCTTTAACGGTTTTATTGCCTTCCATTAGCCCTTCTGAAACTAACCATGTATGATCGCACATAGATAGTGCATCAATCAAAGCCTGGCCTTGTTGAGCATAAGCCTGCCTAAAATGGGGCTGATTTAACTGCTCAGGCATTTGGGTTAATAGATAAGAATATCTAGATATTGCTTTTTTAAATTCCAGTTTAGCTTTTAGTTCATCCTGCTTTCGCCATCTATACATTGCAAAAAAAGCAATCAACGCTGTGATCGCAGTAAATATAGCTGATACCGCCGACCAAAATGTAGGCCATGTCATATACACCTCCCTTGTGAGAGGTGATTTATATCAAACTAATTAAATACTGACATCACTCATTTTCCTTGCAGTCTTTTCGGTAGCATCATGCCCACTGTCTGAGCTTTGCGCTTAATGTGACCATCGAGGCCGTACCGGATGCCATCCCAGCAGTGCTCGTCACCATCAGCAAGTTTTGGCAGCACCTCGCCGGTAATGCGGTCAGTTTTGTACGACCACATGCGTGCCTCGCGTGCGACATTCTTGCAGCGGGGATGAATAATGATCTCTTCAAAGCCACGGAGATGAGCGATGCCATCCTCAACGCTGCCCTGCCACTTCTCGGCAGCTGAAATGTTGAATCCCTGACGCCTCAGATAGCTGATCGTCTCAGGTCGTGCAGAATCGGCCTTAATAGGCCACTCACGCGAGCCCGGAATGGTGTCATAAAGCGCTGGCATGTAGTCCAGTTCTGTCTGCTGTACGTATGCCTCGTACTCGATATAAAGCCGGTTGTGCAGAATGACCGCGTCAGCGTGTTTGGGTCTTTGGCAAAACCGAAGTCGGCACCGAAGTGAAGGCGCTCCGCCTCTTTCCACAAGGTGTCAGAGAACTCAGCGATACGGTATTTGCCGGCCAGCACCTGCTTATCGGAGTTTTCGAGATAAGCGCCCTCCCACACCCAGGCATAAGTTGCCGGGTCGAGTCGCTTCTGGTCATTCTTCCTGACTCCCTCAAGCACGTCAGGGAACCACAGGTTATCTTCGTAGTTCATTTCAACTGTTATGCAGTCATCACCTGCCTCTTTGCGAAATCGCTTATCAGTGGCACTGCCGTCGCGTTCAGGGTTCCATGTCACCCATATTTCAGAGCCATCCTCACGGAAGGTTGGGTCAAGCTTTTGCCATGCTATTTCACTGACTGTTTCGGCCTCATCAACCCAGCACAGCAGAATGTGCGCTTTCGACTTAATACTGTCGAGGTTATGCCGAAGGCCTGCAAAGACATACGTCACCGATTTGTCGATGGTGCGGATGTATTTTTCGCCTATATCGAAGTTTGAAGCCAGTCAGGGCACTGACAGGATCGCCTGCTTAACCTCCTGCATGCTCGCCTCTTCCAGCGAGTTCATGAACTCACGAGCGCACAGGATTACACCGCTATCGCCATTCATCATCGCCTGATATGCCTTTACTGCTGTCATCAGGGCAAAGGTGCGCGTCTTGGCACTGCCGCGTCCACCATGTGAGCAGAGATAACGTTTGTTGGTCGCAGTGAACAGTGGAGCGAGCTTTGCGGGGATCGGGAGCTGCACGGCTTCACTCATGCTTTTGGCTCAACGGGTAGAAGCTGAATTGTCGTCGGCTTAGTTGCCATGCTGCCATCGGAAGACTTGTGGTCGATTTCCTGCTGACTTTGTCGCTATACTTCTTCGGATTCATGCGAGCCAGCGCCCATTTGCGAGTATCGATGCGCAGACGGGCCTTACCTACCGCCGTAGCCTCTTCTGTAACGTTGTCGGCTATATCGAACATCTCTTCGAAAATGGCGTCGGCGCGGGTCTCGGTGGCTTTCGCGTATTGGTCTCGAAATTCTTCATGTTGGGCCAGCCAGCGGAAGACCGTCGCTTTGCCAGGCATCCCCTGGCGCTCACAGACCTTGCGCAGGCTTTCACCATCGGCAAGCAGTGAACAGATGTCAGCAGCCACCTCTGGTAGATAATCAGAAGGGCGGCCAGTTTTAGCTTTGGTCGCCATAACTCACCTTAAACATTTTCTTCAGTCTGCCGATAAGCAAGGAAAGGAGGCTGTATGAATATAATAAGTTTGATATGTGTTTTTGCGATTGCTCTTCTGATGCGATTGAAGAAGAACATCGAAAAGAGAACTCGCTACTTTCCACTCTTTTCCGTAGTCAGTCACGGTTCAAAACCGGCAACTTTACACATGCGGTTTGCAAACTGTCCTGTTGGCAAAGGGGCAATATTCCAAATCTATAACGAGTTGCAGATGACTCTCATTGAGCTACAAAAGCTTAGGTATCCGCGTGTCAGATTTGTGTCACACCTGTGCCGCGAAGGAGGAACGCGGGATTTGCTTAATTTTCTAAGCTCTCATGGTATGGCATGTGAACAAGCAATCACCCTTCCTACCCCATGGATACACTCTTTATTGAATAAAGTTGTAATGCGTTTTCGTAAAAAATGCAGTCTGAAGGTATCACCCTTATCACTTGATATAACGATTAAGCTAATTTCTGATTAGAACCTCTGCTTTCGAAATCAATCCTTAATCGTTTTCTATTCGCTCGGCTGCACTTCGGTCACGGGCTGCGGAACGTACTCCATCTTGAGCACGTCATCAGGCGCGAGGTACACCCATGCGTCATCTTCCTGAGCAATGCCGATGAAGCCGTTCACGATCTCTGGTTGTGATCGGTTCATCAGGCCAATATGCGTCTCACCTGACTTAGTGGTTACGGTTATGCGATAGGTATTGACCATGCTGGCTCCAATAAAAAACCTCCCGAAGGAGGTTTATTGTCAGGGTGGGATTCGAACCCACGCTCTTGCAGTATTGGCCACGTGCACCACTGCTTGATGTAGCTCATGTCACGCTTTGTCCCGTCAGAGTTTTCACTCGGCCATCTCGCGCACCTGACTTAAAGATCATAACTCAACTTGATGAAGCATCAAAGAACGGCAAGCCGACTCGATAGCCTCCCAATCTGGTGATGCCATAATGTTTCTTCGCTATAAAGTTTTTGAAGGACTAACCGATACAACGGTTAATGATCAGGAAAAAAAAGAAAATTTTATTTATTCTTGCGCAGTTTTGGTGGATTTAATAGTTGCTCTTTGTGTTCGCTCTCATGGCCTTCATGGTCGCTTTTTAAACGTAGATATCGGTAATAACAACACGGAGTTATTATGTTTTCTTTCCTCAATACCTTGAAGAGACTAATCACTACTCATCAAGCAACTTCAGAAGAGCCAAAGGAGCATACCACTGAGCAACTCCTCCAGTGTGCCACCGCTTGTATGTTAGAAAGTTTGCCAGACGAATTTTATGAGGCGAGAATTTCATGCTTCCGTAACGTTGATAGTGAAGGTCGCACAGCAATTGCAGCTATACATGACTTTAAATTAACCAGCGAAAGCGAATATACATCCTTCAATCCACCAGATGACCTTTACGCCACACATTGCATTGAGAAAATTCTTAACGAAAGCAACTGGAGCCAAGCCACTATAATATTCAACCCACAAAAGACACGATTTATGTGGCAATAAAAAACCGCCCGGAGGCGGCTATTTATCAAGCCCAAACTTTTTCTTGGTGTATGACTTCAGCAATTCAATGCCGACCTCTTTAATCACTGATAAAGGCTGATTGCTGATCTCTTTCAATTTTTCGAAGACATTTTTTTGCTGGAGAGTTTCCGCAAACTCTTGCCCCGAGGAAGTCAAGCGAACATTGGCAGGCCACGACTTAATGGTATTAAGGCCTATCGTAAGGCCTAGTAATTTTGGATCGCTAGTTTCTAAAAAGTGATTGCTGATGAATCCTTTTTCAATAAGTTGCAAGTAATGAAATAAGCCTTTTTTATCAGCTATATCATAACCTGCTGCTTCAAGGTCTGTAGCACAAATCATTGGCTGGTCAGACTCGATGAAGACATTCAGCTTGCCTCGTAAATATTCTAAATCCGTCTGCATGTTCACCTCCTTACTGATATTTAAATCTGAAGATGAACTCTAGCCAATCTTTTGTCCACTTTCGCAACGCATCACAGCGTAGCTAACCGTGACACAGGAGATGGTATGGAAGCCATCATCGGGAGCACTCGCAAATGCGCCCATTGCCCGGCAGTCACCGAAAGCTAAGCCTGACCAGATAAATAACGCTTGGCAGGAAGCTAATTAGCAAAATTAGGGTAATTCCAAACAGGCTGGATAGCCGAACCTCGTTGACTGTGACGTGCTCAGACAGGGAGGTTGAGAACAGGAGCGCGTATTGAACGCAGCTGAATGCAAGGTAAAGCGCAATGAACAGAAAGACGCTTTTCAGAGAAAACATAATCCATTGTTTCCACCCTACTTTGCACCCTCGCTGAAACGCCCCTTTATAGTCTCTTAAATATCCCTGCATAAACGGTTATCCATTAAAATCTAAGTAAGCGTAACAGCTTAAATTAATTTGCGCAGGCCACGTTAGCACTATTGTGATGCTGTATACCACGCCTGCCATCGGTATGTGTTGAGGCGAAGCGTTCTCACGCAGTCCGCATTTTCCACATCCGATTGTAGATCTGCGTCACTGTCACTTCCCGCCGGGCTGAGTTTGCATGGCGGGCTCATCAAATCCTGAGATATTATTGGCAGCGTCGATTGCCTGTTGCCGCAACCTGACAGCGTCATCATCAAAATCACAGCGATTGCGGTTCGGGTCTTGAACATACTTCACCACGTCACGGGTAATGGTCCGGTAGATGACTTTGCCTTGAGAATTTGCTTCAGCTGCCTTCTGCTCTGTTGGAACCAGTCTGGCTTCCGCCTTCTGTTTTTTCAGTGCGTAGTCAGCGTTAATCTTGGCGCTATGCGCATACCAGCCATTTCGGTACCGTATCTCTCCATAACCGATCGCTAATAGGATCAACAACGCAATGGTGAGGAGGTAGGCGCGGAGGCTAAATGTCATTTGGACCTTCCGCCAGGCACATTGAGCGTTCCATGTCGCGGCGATTCATCAGACCGCGAAACTTCATGCCGCCGGCATACACCCAGCGGCGCAGCTCTTCGCACGCACCATCCTGATCGCCTGCGTTGAGTTTCTTCAGCAGCGTCGATTTAGAAAACGCACCGGAGCCTACGTTGTAGGTGAAGCTGTAGAGTGCTGCGCGCTGATATTCATTCAGCTGCACTTTTACCAGGCTATCGACCGCCTTCTTTACGGGCTGCAGGTCATTCCACACCAGGCGATCGCATTCACGTTCGGTGTACTTCTGCCTTTGATGATGTTGTTGCCTGTATGCCCGTCACAGACAGTCCAGACACCAGCCACATCTTTGTAAGGCTCATACACGCGCCTTTCCACACCATCCTTGCCGCCGAGGAATACTGTAGCGATAAGCATGGCTCCGCCACCTGCGGCAGCGATCAGCTTGTTCCGCAGTGAGTTTGACATTGCCATGGGTTATTCCTCGGTGAGGCCGGGTGCGGTGGGCAAGCGCTGAAGCGCCTTTATCTGCGCCAGTGTGGCTTTGCGTTTG